AATCAGTATCTCCAACGCATGGACTTCTATGTGAATTTCACGCTAAACGAGAACTTTGAAGAGATCATCAAGTCACGATATAGAGATGTGTTTTCATATGATAGTTTCAGCGAAGGAGAGAAATCTCGTATTGATATCGCTCTTCTGCTTACTTGGCGTTCTATTGCTAAACTTAAGAATAGTGTGGATACTAACCTCCTTATACTAGATGAAATCTTTGATGGGTCTCTAGATAGTATGGGTACGGGTGATCTAGGTTGGATACTTCGCAACTTCGATGACAACACAAACGTATTCGTTATCAGTCATAAAGAACAGATGAACGATAAGTTTGAGAGAACACTTACTGCTGAAAAAATTAAGAACTTCTCTGTCCTCAAGGAGACAGTTAATGAAGTGGCATAGGGGGGCTTGTCGCCCTCCTTTTTTTGTGTCATATTACATTCATACGAAACGAACCGCATGAATACCAAAGAAATTGACGGTGCTATCGCCCGCCTGCTTGCCACTGAGAACCTTGTTGTAGAGCACCGCAATGTGCCTACTGCATCCTTCGACGTGGAGGATCGTATTCTGACTCTGCCTAACTGGGACTCTACTCAAGATGTGTATGACATGCTTGTGTCTCACGAAGTGGGTCATGCTCTCTTCACTCCTACTGAGTGGACTGGTGTGGTTGATTTTCCTAAGTCTTATTTGAATGTTGTTGAGGATGCTCGCATTGAGAAGATGATGAAGCGTAAGTTTCGTGGTCTTGCTCGTTATTTCAGTGCTGGTTATTCTGAACTGGTTGAGAAAGATTTCTTTGGCACTAAAGATGCTGACCTCGCCAAAGAATATAATCTGATTGACCGTATCAATCTTCACGTTAAGATTGGTCCCTTCGCTATGATTCCTTTCACTGCTGAGGAGCAGGAATGGGTTGAGCGTACAGAAAATCTTGAGACCTTTGACGAAGCAGTTGAACTCGCCAAAGCTATCTACGAATGGACTAAAGAACAGAAAGAGGTAGAGGAAGAAACTCAAGAAGTTCAGGTTCAGCAAAGCGATGAAGGTAATCCTGTAGATGAAATGCAGGGTGACGAACAACAGAAACCTGGTGAAGGTGACGATGATGCTGACCTTGATACTCCTTCCTACAGTAATGAAGAAGATCAACCTGAAGAAGATATTGATTTTGATTCGGCAGGTCCTGCTGCTCCTAGTGCTGATGATGTTAAAACTCAAGATGAGTTTGACAAGCAACTTGATAGTCTCATTAACAAATACTCTGGTGGTAGGCAACGCTACGTCGAACTGGGTGAATTTGTCTGGGATGATGTAGTTGTTGATTGGTCTGAAGTTCACGAACATATCGATACTTTCCAGCGTCCTATTCTTGAAGATAGACCTGAAGCATATTCTTTTGCTGATAAACTCTTCAATGAGTTTATGTCTGGGTCTCGTAAGAGTGTGAATTATCTCGTTAAAGAGTTCGAGATGAAGAAGTCTGCTGATGCATATGCTCGCACCTCAGTTTCTAAAACTGGAGTGATTGATACCAACAAACTTCATACTTACTCTTACAATGATGACATCTTCAAGCGTGTGACTTCTGTTGCTGACGGCAAGAATCATGGTCTTGTGTTTGTACTTGACTGGTCTGGTTCTATGTCTGAAGTTCTGTTGGATACTCTGAAGCAACTGTTTATGCTGACTGAGTTTTGTAAGAAAGTTCAGATTCCTTTTGAAGTCTATACTTTTACTAACGAATACTATTGTGTTCGTGAATCTGACGACCTAAACCGGTCTAACCTTCTTCGTATTGGACTTGAGGATCGTAAGATTCACATTAACAAAACTTTCAACATGGTTAATGTGCTGTCCTCTCGCGCTAGCACTCGTCAGTACAAGCACCACTGCCTCAATCTTTGGCGTGAAGGTGTGAGTCAGCGATACTATACTGATGGAACTGCTACTCCCGGCATGTCTCTTTCAGGCACTCCTCTTAATGAAGCTATCATTTCTTTGAATTGGATTCTTCCTAAATTTAAGAAAGAGAATGGTCTTCAGAATGTGAATGCTGTTATCCTTACTGATGGTGAATCCCAGACCGCTATGTATGGATTTAAAGCAGGTGATGAAGAACTTGGTGATGTTCGGATGCGTTCCTATCGTCTTGATGGTGGATGTATTCTCCGTGATCGTCAAACTGGTCGCACTTATTCCAAGTTTAATGAAGGTTGGTCTGAAGTAACTAACACGTTTATTCAGCAAGTTCGTGATCGTAATCCTGGTGTCAGTGTCATGGGTATCCGTGTTATTGATACTGGATTTACATCTTTCGTTCGTCAGTATGCTGGATGGCGTAATGATTTTGAAAAACTGAAGGCTGAGTATCGTAAGAACAAGTCTGTTGTTATTCCTAACCCCATCTCTTTCAATGCTCTGTATGCCATCAGCAACAAAGGATTGACGGAAGATAATCATCAAGAAGTTGAACTGAACGACAATCCCACTAAGGCACAGATTAACAAAGCGTTTCGTGAGATGATTAAATCTTCTGGCACCAATCGTAAAGTCCTGTCGTCCTTCATCGACCAGATTGCCTAGTGGCACAAGGGGGGTTCCCATCCCCCCGTTTTTACCCTATATTACTTTCATACGCAACAAACCCAATGCCTCGCACTGCTAACATGACCACGGAACAACTGGTTGAATTTCTGACTAACGAGTATGGCACTGAGATTGCCACCGCTCAACTGCTGGCAGCAGCAGACCATTTCTCTGTATCTCTGCCTACTGTGAAGAAGCGTCTTGAGAATTACAAGTCCGGTCACGGCAAATACACTCTGTCTGTAGAGGAAGCACGTCAGCAACTTGAAGAGATGGTTGCTCCCGTTCGGGAACAAGTGTGCCTGATTCCCAGCAAAGATGATAATTTCGTCCCGTTCGGGAACTTTACTGATGTGAAGAAAATCATCAAGTCTGGTTCTTTCTTCCCTCTGTTTATCACTGGCATGTCCGGTAATGGTAAGACCTTCTCTGTAGAGCAAGCGTGTGCTGCCACCGGTCGTGAATTGATTCGTGTCAATATCACTATTGAAACTGATGAAGATGATCTTATTGGCGGTTTCCGTCTGGTTGATGGTAATACTGTCTGGCATAATGGTCCTGTCATTGAAGCTCTTGAGCGAGGTGCTATTCTCCTCCTTGACGAGATTGACCTTGCCTCTAACAAAATCCTCTGTCTCCAATCTATTCTTGAAGGTAAAGGTGTTTTCCTGAAGAAGATTGGTAAGTTTATCAAACCTGCTGCTGGTTTCAATGTGATTGCCACTGCGAACACTAAGGGTAAAGGTTCTGAGGATGGTCGCTTCATCGGCACCAACGTTCTGAATGAAGCATTCCTTGAGCGTTTTGCTTTGACCTTCGAGCAAGCATATCCTACCCCTACCATCGAGCAGAAAATTCTTTCTAAACTGCTTGAGTCTCTGGGTGGTTCTGATGATGAGTTTTGTGAGAAACTGACTCAATGGTCTGATGCTATTCGTAAGGCATTTGATGCTGGTGCTGATGGCATTGACGAGATTATCTCTACTCGTCGTCTGGTCCATATCATCCGTGCCTACACTATCTTTGGCAACCGCGATAAAGCGATTGAGACTTGCATCAACCGCTTCGATGATGAGACCAAGGAGAAGTTCTCCAAGTTCTACAAGATGATTGACCCCTCTGTTGAAAAATGAAATACCACGGATATATCGGACACATTGCCTTCCTGAAGACTGGGAAGGCAGTCAAAATTAAAGGTGGCGACGGACATAAATTGTTCGTCGAAGACCTTGACGGAAACGTCAAAATGTGTTATCATAGTGATCTACAGTATGTCTGTCAGAATTGATGTTTAAATTTAATGAAGATAAACTCCTCCAAGAATATGAGGAGTATGTGAAAGCAACATACAACCAGCACTACAGTGATGAGGATGGTCTTCAAACTATTGAGAAGATTCGTCCTCGTTGGCGTGAAGGATTTATTGCTGGCAATCTACAAAAATATATTGATCGTCCTGACAAAGGTCAGTATCGTAAAGACCTATTCAAGGTAATTCATTACGCTTTCCTTCTAATCAACTGGTTGGATGAAAAGGATGCTAAGATGAACGAGCACAAACGTGTATCCCTGTCCGAACTAAAAGATTTTGATGTTTGATTATGA